TTTCGGATTTCGTCGCCTTCGCCGCATCCCGCGCCGCCCACATCTGATAGGCCACGCCGCCGATAGCCAGCGCCGCGCCGGCGACCGCGCCGAACATGCCGAACATGCCCAGCATTTGAGAGCCCTGCTGGACGAACGCCGTCACCGCGGAGCCGCCCGCGGCGACCTGCGAGGCAAAGTCTCCGATCTGGTAACCGGCTTGCTGCGCGACCGCGCCGAAGTTGCGGCCCTGCGTTGCGGCTGCGGCCGTTGCCGCGCCGAGCGCGGCCGTGGCAGACGCAGCGCCGAGGTATTTGGTCTGCGCGAGCGAGATCAGTTCCGCGCCGCGGTCCTGCGTGATCCGGCCACGCTCGACCGCCGCGTTGACCCGATCGACGGCGGTCTCGTAGCGCCGTTGCGCGGCGAAGCCCTTGTCGAGCGAGGCCTCGAGGCGGTCGATGCTGGATTGGGTGGAGACAAGGCTCCTGCCGACGCGCGCCTGCGACTGCTCGACCTGCTCGCCGCTGCGGGCCATGCCCTCATTCGCCCGATCGATCTCGGCGGCGCCGCGCGTGTACTCGCTCGCATCGAGGCCCGCGCGGAGGATCGACTCTTTCGGTGCATTGATCATTTCCGGCTGCCCTCAATCTCGCCGCGCACGGCGAAAAACTCGCGGTCGATCCGCATCAGGAGATGAGCCTCGTCCGGCCTCAATTCGGCGCTGGTCAGGCGCGACCATGCGTCGAGATCCGACCACGCCAGCGGCTCGGGGCCGTTGAAGCCGACGCGCCGACCTTGGTGGAGGTCGAGCCATGCGGCCCATAGGTGTTCGCCCCAGGCGGGCAGCGGCGGGCCATCGAGGCCAGCGGGTCGGCGGCCAAGCTGGCGCGCCACGCTTTCGAGGTGGTCGCGCTTTCGGCCACCCTTGCGCGGAAGATCGAGGTCGAGGCGATGGCGCGCGAAAGCGATTAGGTCGCCGTCGCGCGCAGCCAGTTTCCCAGGTCGCCGACGTGCTCCTCGACCTGCCGCCTGATCCACGCGAACGTCTGGTCGGTCATCAGCTCGCGCTTGGCGGCGTCGTCGCACGGCACGTCCATCGCGTCCCCGGCCAGCGAGAACAGGCGCCATCCGGCGATCAGGCAGACGAGCATCTCGACCTGCTCGGCCTCGATGTCGTCGGCGGTGAGGCGCGTGGCGCGCTTCTCCAGGCGCGCGATGGCCGACGTCCTGCGCTGCGCTGCCGCGGCGCGGCTGTCGAGCGACAGGACGTCGATCCACGCGGGCTCGCCGTCGCGAGAGACCAGCGCCGGGCGGCCGATTGTCGGGATCGAGAGGAAGCACCGCGACGGCTTGTCGACCGGCGCGGCGAGACCAGCGAACTTCGACATGCTCAGGCCGCCGTGTCGTGGATGCGGATGGTGGTCGTGTCGCGACCGGCGACCGCGCCGGTGTAGCGCAGCGCCTGAAACGGCAGCGAGATCGTCTGACCATTCGCGCCGCTCAGCGGCATATCCGCGCCGCCGAGCTTGACGCGCGGGAGGTAGATGCAGATGGCGTCGGCGTTCGCCGCCGAGCTGCTGTCCACGCGCACGATCAGCTGAAGCTCGCTCTCGTTGAGGAAGGCGTTGAAGAGGGCGAAATCTTCCACGAACGCCGACACCGTGCCGGTGACATTCGCGCGGCCGAGGAAGATCTCGGGCGCGATGTTCTGGTTGATGACTGCCTGCATCTCGGCTTCGAGATCGAGGGCGATGTCGATGCCGGTGACGATGCCGAGCGGCGACGAGCCAGCGTCCGGCGACAGGATCAGACCGTTGGCCGAAGCGCAGGCCGAGCTCGTCGTCGCGGCGGTCGGCGCGGTGAAGTAGGGAGCGGACCCGGCGGACAGCGACACCGCGTTGCGCCCCATGATCGGGATCTCCACCGTCGAGAGGCCGGTGGCCGGGAGGCTGAGCGAATAGCCGGACACGCGGCATTCGGTGAACAGGCGCGAGAGGTCGAGATCCTCGCGATATTCCTCGATGCCGAATTTCCTCGAGGTGAAGCTGCTGGCCGGAACGATGGTGGTCTTGCCGGGACGCGACAGGTTGAAACTCGTATCCGCCACCGCGTCGGTGGTCGGCGCAGGGCTGACGGTGACGGTGCGATTGCTGGTGCCACCGAAGGCCCGGATCACGAAGTTCCGGTCGTTGTTCGCCGTCGTCGCGAGGTTCGTGAAACGGATGATGTCACCGACGCGCAGACCGCTCGTCACCGGGTCGCCCGCCGTGAACACGAAGGCCGAGGTCGAATTGTCGCTGGTGACGCTGGTGAATTGCGTATTCGACAGCGACAACGCCGACACCGCCGTGTCGCGATGCGCGGCGACCAGGAGTTCGAACTGCGTCCCCGGCGAAAGCTCGCCCGAGATCGAGCCCTCGACGCGCCGCAGCCCGTGGCGGAAGTCCGCGATCTGCCGGTCGCTGCGGATCTCCTCGGACTGATAGCTGTCCTTCACCAGGTTCAGGCTGGACGAGACCCGCCGCAGCACCTGGCCGCCGGACGTGCCGGGGTCGGTCGCGGTGCTCGGCTCACTGTTCGCCGTGATCGACCCGCTGCTGTAGGCCTTGTAGACGATGCGCGACTGTACGCCTTCGGAAATGGGCATGTCGGGTCTCCTTTAGCCCTGGAACCTGTATTGAAACGGGATCGAAGCACCGCGTCCATACCACGCGCCGTTCGATCTAGCGGTATCCGCGATGCCGATGATCGGCCCCACGAAGGTCAGATTGCCGGCGCGTCGCGCGCGAAGCGCCACGACGGCGGCGTTGAGCAGATCGAGGGTGACATCCTCGCCGATGCCGACCTCGGAAAACACGCGCACCGCGACCGCGCCGAACCAGAGCCGTTCATTGGCGAGCGAGCCGCCGCCGAACGCGCGCATTTCCTCGCGGCTGAACTCGGCGTGGAGATGCAGCCAGTTCCGGACATCGCCGGGCGTCGGCGTCTCGGGGTGCGCGTTCTCGTGCCAGATCGATTGATAGATCCCGGCGTAGGGCCAGTTCGCGTCCCAGATGGCCTTGATCTCGGTGCGGATCGTGCTGCGGAGGCTCATGCCCGATACTCGTAGGTCCAGGGCAGCATCGTGCCACGGACGAACCACGCGCCATCCTCGGTCGCGCTATCGAAGATCTCGGTCGAGCCGTCGATGAACGACAGCCCCGCCTCGCGACGCGAGCGGTAGACGCCGACCGCGTCATCGAGCAGATCGAGCGCGGCGTCATCGCCGTAGCCGGTCTCAGCGATCACGCGGATCTCGACCGTCCCGCGCCACTCGCGGTCTGACGCCTCGCGCCCGCCGGCATAGGCGCGAATGTCCTCGCCGTCGAAGTCGATGGCGATGTGCAGCCACGCGCGCGCCTCGCCGGGCTCTGGGACGCTTTCGTTGTCGTTCTGCTGCCAGAGTACCCGGTACGTCGTTCCATGCGGCCAGCGGGCATCCCAGGCGGTTCTGATGGCATCGCGGATGACGCGCAACGTCCCGGGCGGCGCGATGATCTCGATGGCCGGCGGGATGCCGCCGATGGCGATGGCCGCAGCGGCGACCGCGATGGCTTTGCCCGCCGCGATGACCGGAGACGCGGCAGTGAGCGTGATGGTGGCGGTCGGGACCGAGATCGACTTGCCCGCCGCCAGCTGCGGCGCGAGCGCCGCGAGAACCTGAGCCGAGGCGACCGGGACGGCGATGGACTTGCCGGCGCTGACCGTCGGAGCGACCGCCGCGAGGCTGATCGTCGCCGCCGGTGCCGAGATCGTCGCGCCAGAAGCCGCCTGGATGATCGGTGGCGCGGCGGAAAGCGCGATGGTGGCCGAAGGTGCCGCGACGCTCTTTCCGCTCGCCACGGACGGCGAAATCGCGGCCAGCGTGATCGTGGCGGCCGGAACGGCGACGCGCTTGCCCGCCGAGACGGCCGGAGTCGATGCCGACAGCGCGATGATCGCCGCCGGAACCGCGACACGCTTGCCCGCGCTGATCGACGGCGCGTTGCTCCCAAGCGCGATAGTCGTGGCAGGAACGGTGACGCTCTTGCCGGTCCTGATTGCAGGAACCTCGCCGCCCATGAGCAGGGCGGCAGCGGGGACGACGACGCGCTTGCCGGTCGAGATTGCTGGAGCATTGCCCGAGAGGCTGATCGCGGCGGTAGGAACGGCGACGCTCTTGCCCGCTGCGAGGCTCGGCGCGCTGGCCGACAGAGAAATGACAGCCGCCGGGATGACGATGGACGGACCCGTCGCGGCTTGGATGGTCGGCGCTAGACCGGAGAAACTGATCGTCGCGGCAGGAGCGGAGACGGATTTCCCTGCCGATATGATAGGTGCATCAGCCGCAAGGCTGATTTCTGCGGCAGGAACAGTGACTGTTGCGCCAGTCGCGGCTTGGATGGCAGGCGCATTGGCGACGACAGTGATAGTGGAGGTCGGCGCGACGATAGTCGCCGCGCCCGCGCCATAGAGCGAGCCGAATAGAAGAGTGAGGCCTTGTAGCTGCGGCATGTCTCACTCTCTCATACGCTAGACTGCTTTCAGCTTTGCGAGTGTTGCTTTAGCCTCGACAATCTCCGCGTCCATTTTGACGACGCCATCGATGTCGCCGGCGGCTTCGGAGTTGCGCCTCGCCTGTTCAAGAATAGCGAGGCGCTTCTCCACCATCGACACGATATAATCGATGGACATCACGATCAGACCGGGACTTCTTCCCAGGTCAACCGGCCCGCAGCCGAGAAGACCGTGGACGAGGTCGTGTTGAGGAGGGCGAAGACGCCGCCCGGCGGCACGATGATCGAGCCGTCGAAGTTTTCGACGCCGACGTAGGAGTTCAGAAGCGAAGTGCTGGCCAGCGTGGTGTATGTGAGGCCGCTCGGGCTGGGGAGCGCGCTGCCCGCAGCGATGACGAGGTTGTTCGTCAAGCCCGTCAACGCCGTGGCACCGGCGAAGCCGCGGACCTGCGAGCCCGCCGCGATCAGCGTCTTGGAATTGTATGGCGTCAACCCCGTGGAGATCGCGCCGTTGCCGGCGCTGACGGCCAACATGAACGCACCCGGACCCGCACCCGAGGTCAGGTTGTTGGCGACCACGGTCAGCATCGCCCGGAGCAGGACGACGTTGACCGTCGAGGACAGCGGGTTCCACACGCCGAGGATCGGCGTCGTCGTCGCCGTCAGCGTGATCGTGTTGGCCGACAACGCCGCCAGCGACGTGTGGCCGGTGAAGTAGGTGTTGCCGCGATAGTTCTGCTCATACATGTCGCCATGAAGCTGCGACACCAGAACGTCGCCCTGGCGACCCTGACGGATCGGCGGGTTGACGCCATCGCCCACGTTGACGGGGCCAGTTGTACCCTGAATCAGCATTGAAGTCTCCGTTACTGGTTAAAGAGGGTTGGATCGTCTCGGAATGCCTTGTCATCGTCGGGCATCACCGAGTTGATGCCGAGATAGTAGGGAAGGTCGGTGAGTTTAGCATTCATCAGCTTCAACTCACGCACGATGTTGTTGAGGGCGTCAACAATACCATCGTCTTTGGTGCCGCTTTCGTCTGTCAGCACACGCAGGCGGCCGAGACCATCAACGACCATTCGCCGAGCGCGCTGCTCGAGGTCGGCGGCGCCGACAAGGACGGGGGCTCGGTTCGCCGTGGCCGGGATCAGCGAGCCAGCGAGAGCCGTGGTGCCGATGACCTGCGTGTTCCCATTGACGTCGGTGAGGATGCGGCGGACGTTGGCGCCGTCGGAGCCGGAAATCTGAACGGGGTTGTTAGCACCGTGGGCGCTGCCTGCGGCAGTTGGGCCGAATGCGTTGACGCCAAGCTGGGCGGAAGCCGCGTTGACGGCCGTGCCCGCAATGGAGGTTAGGTTCATAGTCCCAGCAACAGCTTGCGTGCCAAAGTTGATGAAGTTGTAGGGCTGCCGCCGTAAGTAGATGTTGCATAACAACTGAGAACTGCTGCTCGTGGTGTTGTAGCCAAACCGGAAATACGGAGCGATGACTGGAAGAGCGTACAACCCCGATGTCTGAATATTAGTGTCCATCGAGACAAGGGCGGGGGTCGTGCCGTGAAGCTGGTACGCCTGTGCGGTAAACCAGTTTACGTTGTCCTGGCTGTACTGGAGGTAAAACGGAGCGCCTGAGAATCCGTTAAGCTGATGTATCAGAACGGACTGGAAGCCGGTCGCGTTGAACCAGAAGAACGGCCCGCTAAATGAAGCTGGCGAAGGCTGCGGTCGCATGTAGATGACCGAAACCTTGTCAGCCGTCAGCAGCTTTCCGTCGTCATCCAGCAGCAGGCGGCGGATGGCGCCCGTCGAATCGCCGCCTGCGATCGGCATGGGCGTCGAGGTGTCGATGGGCAGCGGGTAGTTGGGGTGCAGCCCGACAAGCTGGAGGGGCTCGTCGTTGCCCGTCGCAGCTATGGCCGTGTTGATCTGCTCGGCCGACTGCTCGATGCCGAGAACTTCAACCTGCATCGAGCCGTTGATGACGTTGATCGGGTCGTTGCCCTGGTCGATGCGGACGGGGATGGGGTTGTCTTTTGAGACATCACCATCCGACGTGCCATCGCCGCCAAGCGTAAGCTTGACACGCTGGTAGAGGACGCCGTTGACGTCGTCGGCTGCGGCAGTTGCGCCACTGCCTGGGGTGATTGCGACGTTGTCGGCCATTCTTAAGCCACCGTGAACGAGAAGATCCCGTTCGCGTCCCAGATGATCTTGAAGTCTGTGCCAGCGCCAGCCGACTGCGAGCCGTCGAAATCGATGAACGCCAGCGGCGGATCGTTCGCGTCGGTGTCGTTGTAGATCACGCCGAACGAAGCGGTGATCGAACCTCCGGAAGCCGTCAGCGTGACGTCATCGGCGTCGAATCGCGCGTCGTTCGTAGTGACGGTCGTCACCGCGACGTTCGCGAGCGACGGACCGCCAGCATTGTATCCGGTTCCCGTCGTGGCCTCGGTGCCACCGACACCCGCGAGCGTCGTATGCGTCGCGTTGAAGGTCGCCGACGTGTAGA